GGAAGACTGACCTAGATTGTTGATGGTTACATTTGAAGTTGAACCATCCACCATCCGAAACGAGTTAAAAACGTCGAGGGTATGGTCACAGTTGATATTACTCGCGGTAATAGCCTCCGCGAACGAGGCGTTCCCATCGTTACGGATGTATACGTTTTCAGCTGTACCGTCATACATCGCAAAACTCTGGCCGTATACGAAGGCGTTCGCATCGATGGTCATGTCACCACCGAAGGATGACGTATCCGCAATTTCCAGTGTATCGTCTACCTGCATAGCACCCGTAAACGAAGACGTTCCACCAACTTCTAGATTTCCACCAATATCTACATCGCTTAAGAAAGATCCAGTTCCGTCATTATGAAGTTTGATCTTGACTGCGGGACCATTCCATATGGCGAAACTCTGACCGTACACAAAGGCATTCGCATCGATGGTCATGTCACCACCGAAGGACGACGTGTCCGCAATTTCTAAGGTATCGTCTACCTGCATAGCACCCGTAAACGAAGACGTTCCACCCACTTCTAGATTTCCGGCAATTTCAATGTCACCACCAAACGAACCGTTACCGTTGGTCTCAAACAGGATCGTATCATTGTTGATACTGATATTGGTCGTCGCGTGGACATTCCCGTCGATACCTCGTAAAAGGGTAGACTGTACAACTTCCTTTGTAAGGTCGTTATAGCCCATGATGTTGATTGTGTTGCTATCATCAGTTTGTATGGGTGCAATAACGAGTGTATCTCGTCTAATCGCATTAAGTTGATTACCAGTGGCATTTATAACCGTCGATCGATCCGTATTATCTCCCAACTCTTCCGTTGAGTAATTTTGTGTATTAAAGCCTATACCAATAGAATAATCACCGATATTACGCCCTGATGTAATACCCAATACAGTAGATTGTACACCGACACGATCCTCACCGGATCCAGATCCTAGAACGATATTACTCGTGGTTGTAATACGATTTTTCAGATCATTGACATCATCCTGCAATGCCTGCCCTTCTTGAAGAGCGGTAAGAGCTGGCTGAATAGTTGTTTGTAGTTCAGATATATTGGAAAAATTATTGGCGTCGTTCCCCTGTAAGATGCTAACGTTCGAAAATGTTCCATCAAGAATGGCAGTATTGGACAACTGGTCTGCGACTATACCATCGATGCGTCCAATATTAGAATCTACAATTTCCTGTAAGACGGTTATGTTCGAAAAATTGTTCGACACAATGATACTGTTGGAAAGATGCACTTCTTCGAGTACTTCGATACGATCAACATTGTCAGCATGATCACTTTGTAATGTCAGGAGAAGTGGGCTATAAATATTCTGTATACCACCCCCGACAATTACACCCCCCAAAAAGTTCTCCAATTGTAGGATATTACTCTGTGCGACAGTGATGTTCGAGAAGTTGTTGGTAGTGAAAGCTTCTAAATTTGACGTTCTCGTGAAGAGTTCCGTCGTGTCACCAACATCGACCGTCGTAGCACCCTTGGCGATGACCGTTCGTTCACCGCTATCATCGAGAACGTTGTAGACGATTTCTCGAACTTGGGGTGTTTTACCGACCATGGTTTACTATATTAGTTTCCGAATAAAATTCCGGCCATTCCGTCCTGGATACGCAACACGTTATAGTTCACAGCATAAACACGAATGTCTTCACCTGTTCGCTCAGTACCGAGAACAGCATCGCGAACCTGTAGCCGGGCATTATCTAAACGACTGAAGTTGCATGAACCCGTAGACTTGTAGTCTGAAGCGTTTGTACAGAAATGGTATGCATAGTACCGAGTATAGAACGGTGTGTTGTACAATTCATGAAATGCAGAAATACCAAAGTCGGAATGAAAATAGTTTTGTACTGTGTGAAAATAGGTCGGTGTCATAGCCTCGAAAAGATGTGTACCGTTCAATAAAATATCGGCAGAGTCAAAGGTGAATCGATCTTCGATCACGTTACTGGATTTTGTGGGTATCCCAAAGAAGAGTGACTTCACTGGGTGATTGAATTGAGAAAGATCATAGTCATTGTAACCCGGTATCAGCTTCTCCTTGATTGTCTGTGTCTGTGTGATGATGAAATCCAATTTGGTGGATGTGAATCGTTTCCGTTCTGGAGCATCCAAGTATACGTAGTTACCATACAGCTTGGCGGAAAAGGGTATATCCATGTTTTGTTGAAAGTTGACTCGAACTTCCACCTGGTGATATTGAAGAGCCACCATGGGAATGTAGGAACTTTTGTTGTTGAAAAAGAAGGTCAATGGGATAAAGTTCGTGTTGTTGACGGAACACTTATTGTTAATCTCCTGAGACTTTGTGTAGGTATCTGCAAGGTAATTCTGATAAACGTCACTCATAAAGTCAAAGGGTTGAGAATCGACTCGTTGACCACCGATGTACAGATCAATCGTCGAACCCTGGAACCCTTCAACGAGGTTCGTACCTTCAAACCATAGACCTGTGAGTAGATCACCATTCGTGGGAATGACACACGAATCTTCAGCCAGTGAAAACTCTTTAATGAGTTTAGGAGCCTGAGCAAAGTTTGTATGTCTCGTATACTTTGACGTGAAAAGGGAGGTTCCTTCACCACTCATGTAATAGACATCTTGAGCACCCTTGGAAACAAGTTGAATGAGTGCACCAGACATATCTATTAGATGTGTAGATTATAAAAATTGACACTTACCCTGAAACGGGTTCACTTCTTCCTTGTCCTCGACTGCGTCGATTTTGAAACCACCTTGTTTATAGACTCGCAATCTTTTCTTGTACATGGCAAACAGTATAGACCAGTGGTCGACGATGTCATAGATGTGTGGATTGTTATTCTTACCGGGTGTCTCTCTCATGACACGTCCTATAGACTGTTGAATGTCAGACTTGGGAGTAGCCAATATGACTGTATCAAGAGTTGGAATGTCCAAACCTTCGTGGGCTTGACTGAAAGTTGCGAAGATGATCTTCTTCTTCGATGATGCTTCGAGATCAGCTTCTTTCATACCCCCCATGTAGAGACCTGAACTTTTCGGAAAACACTGATGGAGAAATTCACAATGTTGTCGTCGATCGCTTAGTACCAGGAGTTGCCTGGTCCCCTGTGAAGCCTTTTTTACTAGACTGACGAGCATCTTGTTACGATCTCTATGTTCGACAAGTTCCGTGATCATGTTGACAAGTGACAATTGTCCATTTCGTGTACAGGGTGGTGGGTTCTTAAACATTGGACACTCGTATTGAACGGAAAAAACTTCAACTTGTTCTTGATTCTGGCGTTCAACTGCGAAAAATGTTGGACCCATGAACCAATGGAGCACCTTGCTTAAACCATCCTTTCGGACAGGTGTTGCGGACAGTCCAAAGATATGACGAGGACACATCTTGAAAAGACTTTGGCTAAAGACCTTAGCACAAATGTGATGAGCTTCATCCACGATGACCGTCCCGATACTATCAAAGTCACTGAAGGAGTACTCTTTGAGAGACAATGATTGGAGCATCGCGATGACAAAGTCGCATTCGACTTCCTTTTTATTTTGTTGAACAACACCGATGGTTGCTCCTGGACAAAACTGTTTGATACGTTCACGCCATTGATCAGCCAGAAACTGTTTATGGACAATGATCATCGTTCTGTATCCGAGTGTACACGCTATGGCCAAGGATACCGTCGTCTTCCCATAGCCACATGGTAAAGAAAGGACGCCATGGCCTGCTCGAATTGCTGCTGCATGTGCTTCGTTCTGGTGCGTTGCATCTCTGAGCTTTCCGGTAAACTTGATCCTGGTTTTGGTGGGAGCTGGTCGCTTATCTTGTGTAGGCACATCAGTTCCATAGAATCTTGGAACGCAGATTCCACTCTTAGCTGTTCGGTAAACTTTGAAAGGTGGCGGAGGAAATCCGTATTCATTGTTCACGAGTGGCCTTACCGTAAGTTCCTTTTTAATTTCTGGTGTTGGACTCTCTAGAATAAGTCCAGTCCTTGTGAGGACCGTCATGAATTACTTATTTAAAGGGGACAAACTTTAAATGAGTAAATGCCTGTTGTCGACGTTGAAGAAAATATTAAGAAGCTTCGCATGAACATTGAACAACTGACCCAGGAAGTTTTCAGGCTTCAGGGTATGCTCCAGACTTTCGAAGGCTTCAAGAAGGGTGGTCTGACGACAATTGATCTTCCTCAAGACCCCACTGAACAGGATGAGAGTACCCAAGAAAAGCCTGAGTGATCACCCACATTCCATACACCCTTGAAGTTTATGTCAACATTGACTTCGTCACCCCTTATAAGAGATTGAATGGGACGTCCCTTGACTTCACACATCACCCTCCTATATCGGAACGGAACCTTTACGGTGAGAACTCGACCATCGAGTGGATCATCGACCCTTTTGTTGACGAGTAGATACCTCTTCGATGTATGCATACGTTCGATGATCTCTGCGACTTTATCGGGAATGATGAACCTGATGTACTTTTTGTCATTGAATTCATACATGGGTTCATGAACTTTGGCTACGAACTTCATGACCTTCTTCTATATACCAATAGGATAAGTAAAACTATAAGCAATATGATGATGTGTGTAATCATGAAGGGTTCGTAGGGTCGACGAGTTCCGAATTGTTTGTGACAGAACGATCGTCCTACTTCGATGGCTGCTTCGATGCTCGAGTAGGGTGTGTTTCTAGGGGACATCATTCCGCACATGGCAACCTTTTTGGATTTTCCAAAGAATGGAAGTTGTCCGTTAGGGTTCAAGACACCCGACGACTGATCGAATACCCACTGGGTACCTTCCCACGAAGCTCCCCATCCGATACGAATTTCTTTTGGTTGTACGAGACCGAGTTGGTCGATGACCTTTTCGACCAACTTCTCTTGATCCATCTGTACGATTTCTTCCGTGATGTTACAGATGACACAAGATATTGTCTTCTTGTCTGGAAGGACGATGGGTTGAAGTCGAAGTTCCGTATCCAGCACATACTGTAAGTCGCTGGGTATATCCATCTCTTCGTTGTACTCCAGCATGACATTGATGGCACCATAGGTACTGGGACCAACCTTCTTCTTGGCTTCTTCACCCCAATTGTTCTTCATGAGTTGAAGGGCTGGAGTATTGTCAACGGCTAGAATCAAAAGCCCTTCCTTGACGACCATCCCACTCTTGAACTGGGCGGCGAAGCCATTGTCGAGATAGATGACATCTTGAAGTTCTGAACCAAATTGAAAGCTAACACCCTTGTCGATGAGTGCCTGTTGCATCGCGTCGCACATCACCTTTCCGGAAACTTTTTGTGTATAGGGCGAAGAAAGTCCGACGTGATCGAAACTTTTGACAAACTCGTAGGCTGTCATGACATCCCAAGTCACACCATCGATGATGAGTGTCACAGCCTCTAAAAGTTTCTGTCCCTTTTCAGAAAGTTCTCCGACAGCATCCTTGAGTGACATCTTTTTGTACTTCCATGGCAAGGTCAGCACCTTGATAGCTAACCCTGTGAGGGTCATGTAGTCCTTCGAAGAAAGATATTCACGGATGATGTCACCATTCTTCGTTTCCACCTTTTCAAAGATGTCATCCCACTTGATGCCCATCTCCTTGAACAAACTCTTCGTGTTGATGAAGGCACGATCGAATACGATTCGATGAGCATGCATATCTCTTGTATCTACGGAAGGTTCCCACCACGACCCACCTGCTGAAAGTTTTTTGTCGTAGACGAACACTTCATGATCTGTGAATTTTTTAAGTTCCCACGCGATGGACATACCCGTAGGACCCGCACCGACGATGTGAATCTTCATTCTACTATTAGGGTAGATATAAAATATCCCGTGTCGCTGCATAGAACACCAGTAGTACCAAGGTCAGCCATGTCTGTAAATCCATGTACCCCCTACCCCTATACAGGACAAAGAGATTGAGAAGTATGTGCATGGGTACTACCTCTCGTCCATACTTGAGATAGAAACCAAGTGTTGCAGCACCACTTAATATGAGTGCATTGGTGAAGGATGACTGTGTAGGCTTCCATAGAAACCAAGCGACGTAGAGAAGAGCTACGTATGATATGAATATGGATCGTCGTAAGAACTCGCGTGGTGTATCGACGATGGCAAGTTTCTTACCCTGGACACTATTCGCTATCCAGTGAGGACCCAATACGAGATACGATACATACAGAATAACAAATACCTGCCACATTGTTAGTTTTACTTAAGAATAAAAACTTCACGTACAATAGAATGTTATGTGTTGCTCAACATGTACCAGTCAAAGTTCCAAGTAGGAAGTTGAAAACCTGGAAGTTTGCTGGTAAGTTCCTATGGAAGAATGCTACTGTACAAAATAAATCAGAACTTGGTCGCTGGACAAAGGAGGAACTCCTCGAACTTGGACCAACCTTTGTAAAATTAGGTCAAATCGCTTCGACGAGAGGGGATCTCTATCCACCAGAATTTACAAAAGAGTTGGAATCATTACAAGATGACGTCCCTCCCGTGGAATTCGATACCATTGTAGACTACGATATTTTCAAGGAATTTGACCCTGTACCATTTAAATCCGCGAGTATCGGCCAGGTCCATATGGCCGTACTCCAAAACGGTCAAAAAGTTGTTGTAAAATTAAAGCGTCCGGGGATCCTGGATATCATGAAAGAGGATACCGACAATATACGCGACATTGTACACTTTTTAGAGCGGGTGGGTATCGACACGGGGAATAGTTCAGGGAGAGTCCTTGATGAGTCCATCGAATATCTGTTGGGTGAAGCAGATTATCAACAGGAGATTGATAACGCCATAAAGTTTCGAAAAAGTATGAAAGATGTGGATTGGGTAAAGGTTCCGAGAGTCTATAAAAAGTATTCGAACGATGAGATGATTGTTATGGAATATGTACCCTCCACCAAATTAACTGAGATTACAGACAAACGAGTGAACAAGAAGAAGATTTGTGAAGCTCTCATCAACTCATATGTCATTCAAACTATGGATAACGGCCTCTTCCACGCTGATCCACACCCGGGGAATCTTGGGTTCTCGTCAAAGGGGAAACTTGTATTTTATGACTTCGGTCTACTTGTACCACTATCAGAAGAACTCCGAGATGGGTTCACAAAATTGTTTGGTTTCATAATCATGAGAGACACTGCTGGTATAGTTGACACCCTTGTCAAATTGGGTGTTATCGTTCCAACATCTTCGGATGTTTCGGATATTGAACTCTTCTTCGAAACTATACTGGGATATCTGGAAACCCTGGATGGTTCTGGAATCGTGAATGATGATCTCGCCGCACAACTTGCTATAGAGAAACCATTCGTCGTTCCGAGTAGTTTTGTGTACCTCGCCAAAGCCTTTTCGACCATCGAGGGTATTTGTCTCAAACTGGACCCGGATTTCAACTATTTCACCTACCTGGAACCCCTCATCCAACAACAAATCATAGAGTCTGTGGATGTCGGGGACATATTCATGAAAACAACAGAAATACCCGGAACCATCAGTAAGATAAATACAGCCGTGTCAGGTCTTCAGAAGTCGAGAGGGTCTATGAAACGGTCGATGGTCAAAACACAACAGGAAATTAGACTCGTCCAATACAGCGTGGTGTGTGCTCTATTGGCTGAGAGATTCGGTGACAATCCACCTTTGGCAATGTTTTTTGTTTCCTGTACCCTGTGGTTTACTTTTCGTAAAAGTCGATAGACTTTTTGCCACTCTTATTGGGCTTATCATCCTTCTTGATTAGCCTGTTATGCTCCTCAAAGTACCCCTTCAGACGACGCTGTTCATCACGGAAAATATCAGAGAACTTCTCTTTGATCTTTTCCACGTCCGTGTCACGTTCCTTCTGGATCTTCTTACTCAGCCTCTTGAACCCCTTGTTCCTCTTCTCGGCAGCGAATACAGTCATCGTGTTTGTAATGGCAAGCATTTACTTTGTATCGACATTTAAATTCTTAAGTTTCTTCAGTCTGGCGACACGACGAGGCTGGCGAGCTTCTTCCATCTTCGCTGCTGCCGTATCTTTATAGTTAGGTGCTGGTGTTTCTTTCTTCTTGGGGTGTTCAATCACCTGAACATACCCCAGTTTACGGGCAAGCACAGGACGTCGAGACATTTCGAATAGACACAGGGTCGGGTTTGGGTTGATAGCGCACATTTTGTTCATCTTGTAAGGTACTCATTCCGGGGATTTTATTTTTAAGTTCAAACGCCCTAACTTCTCCTGAAACTCGCGACGCTCCCCTGGAGACTCAATATCCTTCCCGGTGGCTAAAGCCTCAATCTCGGGGCCAGTCAACTGCATCGCATTCACCCTGAAGTCC